GGGAATATCTGCTGAGGTAATAGAACCTGCAAGGTTTAACTTGCTGTAATCAATTGCTGCAGCAGAGTTAATATCAGCGTTTACAATTGTGTCATTTAGAATCTTGGCAGATGTTACTGCACCGTCTGCTAGGTCACCAGCAACGATAGTGCCATCGGCAATCTTAGCGGAAGTAATAGCGCTGTCAGCAATATCTACAGTAGCAATAGTTCCGTCAAGAATCTTTGCTGAGGTAATGGCTCCATCTGCAATGTCGCCAGCAACAATTGTTCCGTCTGCTATTTTGGCGCTAGTAACTGCTGAGTCTGCAATCTTGGCTGTGGTTACAGCATTTGAAACAATCTTGCCTTCTGTAATTGATAGATCATCAATTTTGGCTGTACCTACAGCACCAGTTGCAATCTTACCGCTTGTGATAGCAGAGTCTGCAATATCACCTGTAGCGATTGTAAGGTCAGCAATCTTGGCTGATGTAATTGCACTATCGGCAATTTTTGCAGTTGTAACGTTAGCGTCAGTAATTTTTGCAGTAGTTACAGCATTCGATGCAAGCATTGCAGTTGATACATTACCTGTACCAGTTGACAAAGTTACGTTGGCAATGGTTAAACCATGAGCAGTTGTTTCATTCTTGATGTGGTTGTTAGCCTCGCGGAAGTCAACACCAATAGCCATGTGACGAACCTTGGCACCTGCTGAGTGAGCAATACCAGAGACACCTTCTGTACCAGTTCCATCTACACCACGGATAATTGTGATTGTTGTGCTAGAAGGAGAACTAGGAGATACGGCATAGACAATTTCTTCAAGTGCTGTGTCTGGGTCAATAACAAGCGTAAAGCGTTCACCAGATGCAGGCGTGATGTTACCAAGAACTGCAGCCGAGTTAACCACCATAGTTGTAGCAGTAGTGTTAAGCGCCGAGACCAGTGAGGTCTCTTGTGAAATGGAGGAATATTTGCGAACTGTCATTTATTAGTACCTCGTGTAGTGGATGCGGGTTGGGTAAACGTCACGGAGTTTCTTGGTTTCTTCATTCAGTCTCTGCTGATAAAGTGCAAGAAGGAAGCGAGTTGTAGAAGCACCAGAGCCATACTGAATCTTGGTGTCGGCTTGGTCTGCTTCTGCGGATGAATAGTTGAGGCGACCTGGGTCAATAAATGATGCCAGGCGATATGCGGCGCCGTAAAGGATTACATCTTTGCAAGATGAAGGTAATCCTGTAATACTCTCAAATGTGTCAGTAGGTCCTGCTGCTGTTAGTGTAGTAGGCTTCTTAGTGTAGTAAACTTGTACAGTTCGACCTGCTTCAATACGATCATAAATTGAAATACTGTTAGCAGTTGTAAATGCAGTAGAGTTTGCAAGAGGGTCATGACGCCATCCTTTAATTGGAAGCCACTCGTCTGTAGGTCCTATAGTCTTCCAAGAAACATAAAGCACTGTCTGTACTTCTGCTGGAATTGAGTATGCTGTTTTAACTGAGTTATAGTTAAAAGTATAAACTCCTACACCAAACAGATTAGGAAAGACTGCATCGATAGTATCGTTGATAGCCTTTTTAACTGTAGCCTTAGGAAATGTTGGTGCAACTGTTACCTTAGTGTTTGCTGTGTGGCTAGCCTTAGTAGTACCGTGGTATCCACGGCCATAAGGTGCTGCAGTTGCAGTAGATGAGATACGATCATAGTTATCTAGCCAGACCAATTCATCATCAATTTCGACAACACCTTTACCAATATTGGTAGTATTACCAAGATTTAGGGTAAGATCAGTAGAGTTCACATCTTGTGTGAGGTGCGTTGTACGGTCTTGCCTTAAAGTATAGCCTGATAGGTTGAGGAGAACCTCATCTACCAAATTGGCGTAGGTGGTTGTCATTGGATTCCTTTAGTTTGAATTACTTAGTTTTCTTTGGCTTGCGATTTCCTATACCCTTGCCTGACAAAATGTTAACTATTGCTTTAGCGGCTGGGTTAGTTGCTGGCTTTCGCTTTGGTGCAGCACCAGAAGTTCTTACAGTAGACTTAGCCATTACTGTATTAGCGCCCATACGAGTAGTAGAAGTCTTTGTTGCTGCTGCACGAGCAGCATCTGCTGACTTGTAAACAACCCTAGAAGCAGATGCCTTTTTTGGTGCTGGTGTGTTAGCGACAAATCTAGACCCAACATACTTTCCGCCACCAGAACTTGTTGGCTTGCTTGCTGGTAGATACTTATCTACACGGCTACCATACATACGGCGAGCACCTTCAATAAATTCCTTGCTTGATGCAACATTGCGACTTCCAGGTTGACCAATACTCTTTAATGCTTCAAGAGTATTTTTCATACCCATACTTTTAATATTATCAATTGTCTTTTGTGAAACCTTAGTTCCAGGAGTTGCTTTTGTCTTTTTGGCTGTAGGCTTCTTCTTTGGTGCTGCTGTTGCACCATAGGTAGAACCTCTGTACTCTGAATTCATTGCCATTACCATTTCACCTTGTCTGCCCAATATGCGGCACTTAGTTTTCCTCTGGATATATTCTTTGCATGTCTTGCTTTGAAAGACTTACGTCGTGCTGCATATGATGCAGATTCTCCTGCTTTTCTAGGTGAGCCAGAAACGCCTTGTTGTCCAAAGCGGATGGTTCTAACCTGGCTACCTACCTTAGCCACAACTACGTGTGACTTAGTAGGGTGGCTTGGAGTAGCCTTTGGCTTGTTATAGCCAGACACTCCAGCCCGTGTTAGTCGTGAGTCTTTCATTTCTTTTTCCTTGCTGCTGCATTATCAACTAGGTTTGGATAAGGGCGACCTGCTGCTCTAGCACGTGCTCTGGCCCTAGCCTTCTGTGCTGGCGTTAAGGGTTTTGATTTCTTTTTAGGATTTGGTTTATCCCAGAACGCTTTCTTCATTACTTCTTCTTAGCCTTGATTTGCTTTCCAGTCTTATCGTCATAGCGACGACCCTGGAGAACTGCACCAAAAAGTTGACCTGTAGCCTTTCTAAGACCGCTGCTAGCCTGTGAAGCACGGGCTTGTGACCCAGGTTGCTTGATACCCTGGACTCCGTATCTTGCTTCGTAATTAGCCCTAGAAAATCTATCAGCCGCTTTAGAACGGTCTGATAGTTCTTTCTTAAGGTTATCTAAGTATGACATCTTCTTTGGCATTACTTAGCACCAAACAATCCACGACGTGCAGTCTTTTTCTTAGCAGCCTTCTTAGTTGTCTTCTTCTTTGCTGCTGCTTTAGCCATAGCCATACCCTTAGCGGTGTATGGGTATTCTTTTCCGTTTACTACTGGCATTATATTGCTCCCACTTCCTTGAGTGTTGCTACTGTTTTATTTTGGATTATCTTGCTATCACCCATAGTGTTGGCATCAAATGCCTTCCCCATGACATCAGAGGCACGACGTGCTTCCTGAATTTTTTTCATGCTAGTGCCAGCAGGTTGGATTCCATCAGCGCGTGCTGCGCGATAGGCTTCTAACTCACCGTCCCACTTCTTGTTACTTACCATTTTCTGAGATGATGCATCTCCTGGACTCATTTGAAGTCCAATAACCTTGCACCCAAAGCAACCTTCAACATCCTCTGGATGATCTAATCTGTGTCTCATATCGTCTCCACCGTGTAGCCTGCAGCCTCAAGGCTGGCTTTTTCCCCTTCACTGACTTCATACGAATATCCCCCGATGTACGCAATTTCTGCTTCTTGTACCTCTTCGCTTGATGGATAACGCATCTCGTAATACTCGCCTTGTATCTTCAAGACTGTGACGCCTCTTACAAGCCTGAAACGGCTGAATAAGCGACCTTCGCCTGCAGGGCCTTCGCTCACTGTAGGTGTTCTGAATCTGTATGCCATTTAGCCTCCTAAGCCGTTTTATGGATAGAGCAGGAGTTTCCCCCTGCCCCACCCATCTAATTACTTATTAGACGCGAACAGACGATGCTGTTTCAATGCGGTATAGAGCCTCTGGACGATAGATAGACCAGTTGATGATACCGTGCCAGCCGACTGGGCGGAAACGGTTCAACTTGTCAACAACGTTACCAAATTCGATACCTGGCTCCTTCCATACTGCTTCAGCAAGTGCTTGCTGTCCTAGTACGTAAGTGTTGTAAACGCGTGTTACTGGAGTAACTGTTAGTGTGTTTGTTCCAACAGTTCCTGAGTTAGCAACAGACACTGTAAGTGTTGTGTTTGTTGTACCAACTGAGATAGCAGTAATCTTTGCACCTGTACCAACGTTGGTGCCAGAGATCTTATCTCCAACCTCAGCGAGGCTACCGAATGCGCCATTTGCTACTACGATTGTGAATGCGCCAGATGCACCGCTTACTGCAGGAGCAGTAGCAAGTGCTGTCTGATCTGCACCAGCAGCGACGTTTGTCATGCGTGGTGTCTCGATGAAACGGACACCTTCCCATGCGCCTAGTTCACCAGCAAGTAGTGGACCAGCGTTCTGGTACTCGTGTGGTGTACGCCAGATGTTGTTACCTGTCTCTGTACGGAGATCATGTGAAACTTCTGGGTGGATGTATGAAACATACATTCCGCCACGAGTTACAACATTAGCAGCACGCAACTTTGTTACAGCGTAACGTACGTCGCGTCCCTTGAATGTGTCTGTTGATGTTACTGAAGTCTTAGCAGCAACTGTTGATAGTGCTCCGCCAGCCTCACGGATAACGTTTGTACCTGCATCTAGAACAGCGGCAATACCGTTGTCTAGTGTAGTTGCCATGTTGAACGCAACTGCGTTAGCAATCCATGGGTCTACATCAGCAAGAGTCATAAGTGACAACTTGCGTGTTGGAAGTACTACGCGACCTAGTTCTGTCTGTGTGACATCTAGTGTTGTAGTTGCTGGTAGTGCTACTGCATCTGGGTCTACAGTTTCCTCAAGTGTGGCACCAGCAATTGTGGTGTCAGAGATATCATTGTGGAACTGGAAACGGATTGAAGAACCATCGTGAGTTGGGTTTCCGACTTTCTTGTCGGCAATCGCGCGGAACTGTGGTGTTGAACGCAAGTTGAGTTCGATCAACTTGTCGTACGCCATAGTTACGAGATTGGAACCTAACCCAGAGGTTGTGGTTGAAAAGACATCTGCCATTTGGAGATATCTCCCTTCTGGTTAGTGTGCGGTTTAGTTACCGCTTAGAATGGATAAAATCTCATCTTCTGAACCTGCATTCGCAATGCGATTTAGCAAGTCATCTGATGAGGCTGGTGTCTCAGCCCCTGTGAGTGCACTATCCATACGCTGCATCGCTGCAATATCCTTGTCGGCAACCTTTGACTTTTCAGACGGTGTGTATCCGAAGACATCACCATTATTGTCTAGCCAGGCTCCAATAGCATCTTCAGATGCTTCGATATCTGATGGTATGAATTGTGCAATCTTAGGATTGACACCTCGGGATGCGAGTGCATCCTTCAAAATCCGCTCTTTCTGGGACTTAGTTAGGTCACCCAAAGTTGACTCTAACTCCTTGTTTCGCTTCTGTTCAGCCTTTAGAGCCTTACGAAGTTTCTTTACTAGGTCGGTATCAGCGTCAAACGATTCAAAATCGTTATCTTCTTCGTCATCCCATATGTTGTCGCGGTTATCGCTCATAGCGATTTTCTCCCTTTTTTAGTAGTTGTCGCACACCTCAATCACAGACGGGGTTCTGTTCTTGGCTTGTACTATCGGTCTTGTACACTTTACGGGGCCGATGGGTCCGCAAAGGATTCTTATATGATGGTGTTAGCGGTAGAGCCCATTAGGCCATAACGACTAATACCTGCCTGACCTTGGAATGCTTTAACATTCTGCTCAGCAAGTTTCTTACGACGCTGTGAAGCCATACCTAAGAATTGCTCTGCTTCGAGTTCCTTTTGAATTACTGGAGCAAGCACATTGGCATTTTCACCAGTTCTCTCATACATACCTGATAGGGCTGTAGTTGGATTTAACTGGTCTGCGATATTCTCATATCCTTGACCAGCAAGGTTAGTAACTTGTGCTTCTGTATATCCAAGTGCTGATAGTCGAGCAGCGTTAGCCTGAGCAGATGCCACATCAAGAGTGATGCCTGCATTGCTACGACGAACTGCTTCTACAGCAAATGCTGCACTCTTACGACGAGACTCAAGTTCAACTGTACCAATTGAAGGGTCTAAGAAGAAACTTGTTAGGTCTGCGCCACTTGAGATATAATTCAAATCTCTTAGTGTCTTAAGGTAATTAGGGTCAGCATCAATTCCACGAAGACGAGCAGAGTTCATACGCTCATCTAGTTCAGCCACAGAAACATCATTCTTAAGATACTTTTGAATGGCATCTCTTTCTGAAAACTTGGTTGAAACCTGATACTTATCAACTAATCTTTGGTATCCAAGAACCAATGGAACTAACTCACTTGGCTTCTTAGGTACCTTAAGATCATTGTTGTAGGAACCAAAGTCACGATAGTAAGGTGACTCAATATCTTCGCCAGCCTTGCTCTTGTAAGTTGGTAAATATAGATATTGATCAACTACATCGTTGATTTCATTATCGCCCTGGAATGTTCCATCTTTGATGATGTTACGGAAATAAGTCACGCTATCATCAACAGTCTTTACTGGAAGTCCTGCTGCAATTAACTTTGCACGAAGGATTAACCAAGTCTTTTCAAAGGTATCTGTGGCTACAGGAGTGTCTTCTGCTGGAGGAGGATTATCTCCACCACCGCCACCGCCTCCGCCTCCGCCGCCGCCGCCGTCTCCGCCGCCGTCGCCGCCTCCGTCTCCGCCTCCGTCGCCACCACCAGTGCCGCCTCCGCCGCCTCCGCCAGTACCACCATCTCCACCAGTACCACCGTCACCAGCACCAGCATCGCCACCTGCGCCACCACCATCGCCAGCACCACCGTCACCAGTACCGCCACCATCAGGAATAAAATCTCCGCCACCAATTGCACCAATGCCAACTGCAGCACCAACACCAGCAGCAGTACCTGCAGCAACTTTAGCGCCAGAGGTTCCAATTTTAATTTTTGCTGCATTAGCAGCCGATCTTTCAGCAGCAGCAATTTCTTCTGGAGTTAACTTTTTTGGTGTTCCAGTAACAGTTCTTGGAGTGCCAGGCTTAGGAGGAACAGGAGGTTCTGGAGTAGCAGATGCTGCTTTAGCATTAGCCGCAGCCTTAGCGTCAGCCGCTGCTTTAGCAGCGTCAGGACCAGATGTTACTTTTGGAGTAGTTGATGCTTTAGGGGCAGTAGCCGCTTTTGCATCCGCTGCTGCCTTAGCAGCATCAGCACCTGAGGTAGGAAGTTTAGGAGCAGGCGCTGCAGCCTTTACATCAGCAACCTTATCTTTAAGCCCAGCCGTTACATCAGCAACAATTTTCTTGTTACCAACTCCGCCATCTTTCATAATTTGCTCTGCTTGCTTTGCAAGCGCTTCTGCTTTCTTAACATCTGCAGCAGTTACTTTAGGCTTTTCAACAATTTTAGCAATCTGAACTTCAATTGCTTTTGCGTCTGCAACAGCCTTTTGGGAAGCAGCAGCCTTAGGCAGTGATTTAACAACGGCTTCAATTGCTGTAACCAGAGGTGGTTTCTTGAATACCATTATTATAGTCCTAACTTAGATGTCAAAACATCGCCGATGTTACTGAATGTAGAATATGCAGCACTGCTATCAAGCCAGTCATTGCTTCCACGAATAATTCCTAGTGCTTCCCAGTCAGTTGCTGCACGAATAACACCCTTGTCATCTTTAACATTTAACATTTGCTTGATAATTGGTGAATCCATTGTGTACTTTTTCTTAGTAACAGACTGTGCAAGTTTAATGTATTGGTCAGCCAAAGTCTTCATATCTTCACCAGAATTAAGCAAGTCTGCTACTCCTGGGTTCAACTTTGCTGAGATAGCACGAATCTTCTGCTTCTCGGTTTCAATCTTTTGCTTAGCCATTGCAGCATCACCTGTACCAATAATGCTTGTGATTACGCCAACAATCTTTTCAAATCCTGGTTCGGATAGACCATTGTCCTTGTAAGTATTACGAATCTCATCATAAATAGTCTTGGCTGCTCCACCTAGTTCAGGTGTCATTTCATAGTCACGAGATAGATACTTCGCTAGATAGTTAGCCTGTTCTTCCTCGGTAAATCCTAAACCACTTCTAGTAATTGTGCTACTGCCTGTAGTACCAGCACTTGATGTAGTAGTTGTTCCAGAAGAACGAGTAGTAACTGCTTCCTTCTTAGCCTGAGCATTAAACTTGTTCATAAAGGCTGTAATCTGAGCATTGGTTGGCATCTTGCCAAATGCTGTGTAGTATCCTTTGCTGTAGGCTGTAGTAGCATCTGTCTTATCAATTAAGTTGATAGCAGTAGATGCGTCCTTACTGAACTTAGTCTTAGGTCCACCAGAGCCTAGACCTGATTTATTGAGGTCTTCTAGCCATGTAAAGTATTCAACACCATTAAGGCGTGCAGCAACAATAGCCTCACGTAGAGCCTTGGTATCATCTAAATCAAATGCACCTAGTGCGCTAGTTCCCTTAGAACCACCTGCTGAACGAAGCAAAGCCTGTAGGTAGTTAGCATTGTTTCCAAATCCATCTGTACGCTTTTGATTGCGAAGTGCATCTAGTTCGCTAGCAATCAGGTTGCTGAAAGCAACTGCGTCTGCTGTAGCAAGTGTTCTGGTGTATAAAGAACCTTCTGCGCGTACACGTGCAGCAACTGCTGCAGCGTTAGAATTAGCCATAGTGCCCATTGAGTAATAAGCAGTGCTTACTGGTGAGGCTTGAAAACCTGTTTGATACGGTACTCTTGGAGCCGTCGAGGTTGAAAAACCTGATTGGTATGGTATTCTTGGATTCTCTGCCACTTTAGTCCTTTACCTTCATAGTTCCTGCAAATACACGATAATACATTGGAGCAAATGCTGGATTTTGTAGCATTAACTGATTACCTAGTGTTTCTAGATTGGTACGCAAGTTACTTGCATACCAGTGTGAACTTCCTAAGTCTGGTTCTGCTGTAATTCGAGTAGACTTCAATAGTTCGATAGCCTCTGAATACGCAGCATAGAACTGCTTAGTTTCATCATAAATAGGTGACTTTTGGAAACGCTCATCTGCTAAAGCCTTGCCAACATTAGCAATACGTTCTAAGTCAGTACCCACATTCACTAATGATGCAGGTGCTGCGCCACCAAATCGTTGGTTAAGTGCATTAACTTCTTGTGCATACCAAACATCTGAGTATCCATTAGCAGCCTGTGTGTCAGAGATTTGAGACTTAGCCATCTTGTAGATAAGTTCTTCTGCTGCGCCTGCTAGTTCTTCACGGCTTAGAGCCTCACGACGTCCTGTAGCCTTCTGCCATGAGTAGTAGGCTGAAGCAGCCTCTCCTCCAGGAAAGAAGAACGGAATAATGTCACCACTCTTTGTAGCGTAAATATCTGCTACATCTGGATTCTGATTCAGGAATGTCCATGCATCACCAGTACCAGTAACAGAACGAGAAGAACCACCCATGATTGCAAGAAGGTTTTTGCTACCGAATTCTTCTGTGAACTCAGTAACTGCCTTCATGTAATCACCAGGATGCTTTTTGCTAATCTGGTCCCACATGCTGTATAGCATTGTCATACTAGCAAAGTCCAACTTACCCTTACTTGTAGGAATCTTCGCAAAGATTTCACTAGAAGGTGTAGCAGGTGCAATGTTCTGGAATAGTGCTTGAAGAAGACCTATACCACGAGACATCTTTTCTGCATCGCTGAATAGTTCATTACGAGCAAGATCATCAGCAAGTGGATTATCTCCGTACTCACCAGTAGATGCTAGGTATGATGCCCAGTCTTTAACACCACGTCCAACTGTCTTTGGGTCATCAATTGCGTAATAGAAAAGTTTACGTAACCATGCTGGTGCAAGTCCACCAATTGCATCTTGTGACTCACCAAATGGCATTACAACATCACGAATAGTATCCCATACAGGACCAAATGCTCCTGACTTGCCAGTTGCTTGGAAAGCAAACTGTGCAGCAGGACCAAATCCAGGAACACCCGGGTTCACGCTACCGAATGCAAGGTTAAGAGCCTGTACAGGTGCTGTAATTTCTAACTTAGAAAGAGCACCGTTTTCGACGCCGACTGCTTTACCAACTAATCCACCAATGAAACTACCAGCAATTGGATAGCGGAAACGCTTCTCGCCAAACTCATCTTCGTAGATAAATCCTTGTCCTTCGTCATACTCGACACCAGTGATGTCATAGATAGCGCTTGAACCTTCTTGAGTAAGTGAGTTATATGCACGACCCAACTTATAGAAGTTTGCAGGGTTCTTTACAAACAGTTCGCCCCACTTGTTAATAGTATTGAACTGTGCTTGGATGAACGGGAATACTAAGCGTAGAGCCTGTGCAGACTGTAGTTGCTTAGATGCGTCATAGAACAAGCCCTTTGTATACGCAGAAGCATTCTTAGCAGACATAGAGTTTAACTGCTGTAGTGTGATACCTGCTTCATGCACATAGTCATCACCACGACGAGCAAGTTCTTTCTCCATGAACTTAATAGTTGGATGCTTCTTAAGAGCCTTTCCACCAATTTTGATTCCGTCTAGGCTTTCGCGAGCAGACTTAAGTGCAACCAAAAGATCATCTGTATCAAGCATAGTCGCATAACGACCTACATGGTCCCAGTAAGCCATACGGTATTCTGGGCCAAAGTTGATGACGTTTTCAAGTTTAGTGTTAAGGTCAAAGAACCAGTCAACTGCCTTAGTGAGTTGCTTTTCATCTGCATCAGCAAAACGCTTAGATGATGCAAGTAATGCACTACCACCAGTCATATCTTCACGAGGAAAGAAATTCTCTAATTGACGCTTGAAAGGCATGTCAAGAGTCTTCATGTCATTAATGTTTGCAATACGCTTGTATGAAGGAATTGCCATAGCAATTGCATCTTCACCTGAACCAAATACTACTCTTTCTCCTGCAAGTAGTGCGCGTATAAAGTCTGCCTTACCACCATTACCTGTAAGAGCATTCAATGCATACTTGTAACTTGCAGTTGATTGGTCATCAAATAGGTATCTGAATAAGTTTTCAGTATTAATGTTCTTCTTGCTAAAAGGCTTAGAAGGGTCTTTAAGAAGAATCATGTCAAAGTCAGACATAACTCCGCGTCCTTCGTCTTTGCTTAGACGTGCACCCTTTTGAATCTTCTCAAGAAGTTCTAATCCTTCTTTAGTTTCTGTAAGGTACTTGATAGTAGAACCCTGTAATTCAGGTGTAGTAGCACGAGCCACAAGTGGCATTAGGTCATCTGATGCAAAACGCATTAGGCTAACAGCCAAAGCGTTGTAGTAATCAGGGTGCATGTTATCTACTACTTCATAGATTTTACCAACGAATGCTGTACGTGGGTCTCCTGCAGAGATACTACGCTTTGTAAACTGTAGGTACTCATCGACTGCTTGTGTAAATAAAGCATCAGCCTGTGGGTCCTTGAAGGATGTACCAAAGATATCATTCTGATACTTGGCATATCGAGCAGCCAACTGCTGCATAGAGCCGCCTTTAGTATCAGCCATTGCCATTGCAATGTAACTTAGTGGGTTCTTAAAAATGCTGTCATGTCCTGAGAAGAACTGACGAAGTTGCATTTCACCAATATTACGCATTGTGTAAGATACGCGGAATGCCAACTGAGCAGTACGCCAGTAGTCACCAATCTCATCTGCAGCAACCTTAGCCGCACGTGCCTTACCAAATAATTGAGAGTTACGGTTATACTTGTTAATAGCCTGTACGATTGGCTTAGTATCACGCAACTGAATAACATCATCTAGGAACTGGTGAGCATAGTTAGCACCAGTCATAGGCAGCAAACTGCCATCATGTAGCATCATTGTAGGTGTAGTACCAGTGGCCAATTTTGCTACATTGTACTGTCTAACAATAGCCTGCTCTTTACCAGCGACTCTAAGTACTTGCTCTAAAACCTTTGATAGTTCAGGGTCACCTTTACCGTATAAATCAACAAGGTTCTGTTGTGCAACCTTCATTCCGTCCATGATAATCTTAGAACGAGTAGTGTAATCTGACTCACGGATGACCTGATTGAGGATGTCATCTACTACTTCCTGAGGCACTTTAGCGGTAGTAAACCAGTCATTAAGACCAGGAACAAGACGATCTAAGTCACCTAAAGGTAGGACTGTAGAGCGTACATAGATATTACTAAATGCTTTTTCTGCTTTTTCAACCCATTTGATTGCATCAATGTTAATTTTATCTGTAACTTTGATAACAGGAGACTTGCTTCCTAGTGCAAGTTCAGTACGCATAAGCATAGAACGCGCAATAATAGGGTCAGTCTCTGGAGATGCTAGGTGACGCAAGAAAATTGAGATAACTTGGTCAGTTGTTGTAGCATCTGCTAGTTCACGAGTTAGGTCAACATCTAGTTTACGACCAAATAGTCGGTGTACACGCATAGCATTAGTCTCATTAGCGACAACTTCAGCGATTGCTTGGAACTTACGACCAAAAAGATACTTCATAGCCTTAGTTCCATCAGCAGATAGACCTCCACCAAAGGTATCTACTAGACCAACCTCAGCACGAGTCCATTCATCAGCAAATCTAGCCTCACCGATCTTAAGTTCTAGGTCAATAATGTTCTTTAGACCTGCATTGTTAGGGTCATTGACTATTTGTGCTACTAAATCTGGGTCACGTTGTGCAAAAGTACGCAACTTAGTGATGTCTCCTAGGCGTGTCTTAGTATCTTCTAGGTTCTTTTGAGCATCATCTACAGCCTTTTGCAACTTAATCATGCGTGCATCAGACTTTTCCATTGCTTTGGTAATATTAAATGCTGCCCCAGCACCAATCTGAGTAGATTCTGCTAAAACTTCGCTAGCCTTAACACCGCGAGCAGCAATTAAATCACCATTAGTGATTGCTACTCCACCAGTTTCACCATAGATACTACGAATGTTAGTAAAAATGTCTGCCTTCCAGATATCCTGGATAGCATCAATGACAAGTTCTGTAGCCTGGGGAGTCTTAGCAGCGGCAATCTTACCTACGAATGAACCCAATGACTCAGGCGTGCCACCTAAAACGCTATCAATAAGTCGTAGTGACTCATCAATATCATTAGCAAGTGTAGAGAATGCATCGCGTGTAGGTCCTGGAAGTTCAAAATCATTTGACTTTTCTAACAGAAAATCGCGAAGTGCAACACGATTATTAAGTTCTTTTTGAGCAGCCTTGCCTGTGACCTGTGTAAAATCAGCAGCCATATCTACTACAATTGGCTTCTTCTTGCCAGGAGTAAACTGCACTACGAACTCATCATTACCACGAGTAGCAAATGTTAGTTTTCCAGCCTCAGGAATATCATCAAAGAACACTGCAGCAGTAAAGCCTTCACCAGTGTTAAAGAAATCTGCAGATAATCTGCTGAGTTGGTCAACGACATCAGATTGCTTTCCAGTATTCATAGCATCAAAAACGAACTCTGCTACTGCTTGTTCTGTTACAGCAACACCTTCTCCATTGACAAGATTCTGTTCATTCTTAATACCAGCGTTAAGTTGCTTCTGTGCCTTAGAGATTTCTGCAGCATTACGTGCTTCTGCTGCTTTAGCAAACTTTTCATCTGCCTTTAGGTATGCAACCTCTGCTTGACGAATAATTTCTTTAGCGCCAGCAGTACGTTCTGCAAGAAGAGCCTTCTCATCTGCAGAAAGACCTGTGCGCTCTTTGAATTCAGCAGCAATACGATCAGTTTCACGTTGTGCTGCAGCCTTAGCAGCCTTAAGTTCTTTTCCGCCACGGCCAATCTTTGTAAGTACGCCAGGTCCAAGATATGTTAATGGGTCTGTTCCAATATTGATTGTAGCATCAACAATTCCAGACATTACGCGGTATGTAGTACTATTAGGGTCTGCTCCAACAGTAGTCATCAATCCACGACCTAGCGTGAAGGACTTACCATTGATTTGTCCATAAGCAGCCATGGCTTTAGCCTGTGCTTTGAAAACTGCTGAGTCATTTGATAAAAAGAAACCTGAACCAGTATCAACATTTGTAGGGTCTTTAAGGAATGCACGAGTTAATTGCCCTAGTTGGGTTGTTTCACCCATGATGTTTTGTGATACATTTGAAAGTACTTCATCAAAACCTGGAGCATTCTTACCAGTTGAGATAGCATAAGCATCGCGACCAAGAGTAGTAAGAGAATCATAGATAGAACGAGTAGCAGCAAAACCTACACGAGTCGTTCCTTTAAGTACTGAGTATAATCCATCACGAATATCGCCAGCAAGTGTCTTGTCTTTTTCAATACTTGACTTGATATTCTTTTGATTAGTTAAATCTTGTTTTAATTGTGCAAGTCCATCAATAGATGCAAGTTTACCGATTCCTGGTGTGTCAGGTGAAAACCCCATGCGAACAGCAGACATGATAAAGTCTTTGCTCTGATTAGGGTAGCGTGACATGAATGCAGTAAATGTTTGATATTGGGTAGGAGTGAGCGCGCTCATCTCAGACTGAATCAAACGGTCCATCTGCAACTGAGGATTGTTAAAGATACTTGTTGTTTTAAGTTTCTTATTCTTCTCAGGATTCCAGTAATCTAAAGATGGCAATTAGCGCCCCTCTTCGTCGAATGCTTCTACAATACGTCGAAGTTGTGGAGTTGGATTTGCCATGTACATAGCGCGTGCAAGAACTGATAGTTGGTCAGGTGCATCAATAGGAGTCATCAATACTTCTGAACCAGGACCTTCACCTGCGTTGATGCCAGCAGTTACTGGTTCGTCAGGACGCTGTGTAGGTTCAAACGCACCGACTACAGGAGTAGGTGCAGACATTGGTTGAGAAGGAGCCTGTGCCATTGGAGCACCACCTGCTAGTCCTTGAAGTTCTGCGCGTTGCCCATAAGCACCGCCAGTAGATTCTTGAATCTTAGCATCACGCTGAATCTTTTTTACATTACCCAAGTCATTACGACGAGCGAACTTTCCTGGACCTCCAGGTTGATCTGTTGCCATTTTAGTCCTCGTCCTCTTCTAAGTGTTTTCTAACGTCTTCTAGTGTTGGTGCTGAAACCATCCATTGAGGACGCATCTCTGTTGCAGATAAAATCCACAATGCATTATCAATTGTAAACCCTGCTTTACGCAAAGATTTATAAAATTCATGTAATTCAATAGCGTACTGGTCTAGTTTTGAGTAGTCTTCATCAACTACTTTTTTCTTCCTTGTAGCCATTTGGTTTCCTTATCCTAAGCCTGCTAAAATTGTTGCTAAGTCTGGTGCTGCTCCTTGTTGAGGGGCTCCACCAGAGGGTTGTCCAGGAGTTGCTGGGGACGGGGGCGCATTCTCAACTGGGCCCTGTGTGCCTGGTGGAGCCATCTCTGGCTGTACTGGTTGTTCAGGCTCGGGAGGAGTGAACACGGCCAATGCAGCAGCCTCTATGCTTTCACCTTTGCGACGACGCTCAATGATGTCAGCAATATTCTTAATAAGTGGAGATGGGTCTTGCCCCTGTGCAGCCATCGCAGGAATAGCCTGCGCGCTTGCTGTAATCGCAGCGGTTAAGTTGTCTCGCATCTTTTCAATTTCAATGCGTTGTTCTTCTTGTGAAACGTTTACGCTCCATGGAAGTTCACGACGAATGAAGTCCTTTGACACTAAGTCTGCACCCAGTGCTTGTAATGAGAAAATCAGAGCACGCGAAGGGTCTAATCCAGCCATCAAGCCATATCGGACTTCTACCGAAGTATCGCCCTTAATGTCCTTGCTTGGCATGTACTTTAACTCGTACGGTGTGCCTTGCGCTACACCTCTGACACTTTTCTCTTGATTGAAAAGGAGTTCATCCATTTCAAAGCACAACTTCAAGACATCTTCAAACACCTCAGCAAGGATGGTTTGACCAGCCTTAATCTGAGAGTCGAAGGCGCCTAGAAGTGCTTGAACACCTTGACCAGTAATAATGCTGGCATCGATGTTACCTGTTCTACCTTCTGGATAACGAGCACCGAGTCTTAACTCAGATTGGAGTGCTGCTTGCTCCTGGAAAGTAGCAGCGGGAATATCCAAACGGACACGCCCGACAGCGTTTGGTTGGCTGGTTCTGATAATCGCATCAGGACCCATTGGCATATCTAAAACATCATCAGGCACAACAAGCGGCGCTTGGATAGCCTTTTCGGCTGCTTCCATAGCAAGGTTTGCAAATCGTGCGCGTGCCAACTGTACAAATAAAACATCATCAAACTGACCGCGTGGTTCACCATCTAGTGATGGACGAAGCGCGATACGAACAGTCATCTTACCCATTGGGTTCTTAGCAGATGACAAAATTAGATTATCTCTAGCAGGCATGTAAAGAGCAATTACCTCTTTGTCCATGTAGCGAATAATATCTACTGGAGCATTAAGATTTTGCTCTGTACCCCAGCGTCCCATAATTGCATTTTGGTGCTCAGGAAATTCATTAACAAGTTCTGCAATAGTCTTTGAGTAGCGCTTAGCATAAGCAACTACACGACCAAAGCGGTCATTCTCGAAGTACACACCTAGAGGGTCTTCTACTCGAATTCGTGGGAGATTGTTTTCCCAGTCTGGTTCGACGTGGATAGGTAGAAAACCATAGGAGAAGTACTGGTCTGAACCTGGATACATCTGAGTCTGCAAGCGTGATTGGTAAACATAATTGTTAGCAATCATCGCACGCTTATCAGCAAATTGGCGAGCACGATCTGATGTGACGTTTACTGCAGTGCAGTTAACAGAAGGTAGCGGTGCTAAAACTTCTGCAAGGTCACGTGCTGCAACATCAACAAAGTTTGCAACCATAGCCTTGTCCATGCCCTCAGGAAATAGGTCAGGGAATACCTCAACCATTTTTCCTTGGCGCACGGCCAATATGCTAGCCATGTTGCTATCGCGCTCTGCAGCACGATGCTTCATAGCCTCCACGCGGCGCGCGATAATCTTGATGTCTGCCATTATTGTCCTATCGATTGATTAAAAATTACTTAA